AGGATACAAAAATGGAAAAGCGAAAGACTAAAATTATCTGTGATCATTGCAAAGGCAATGGTTATTTAAGAGAGAGCAATGGTTCTTATACCGAAGTACATCAATGCCCTACCTGCAATTCACAAGGTGAGGTAGTGGCAGAATTATATGAACAATTAATTAATGATGGAGTTGTCAACAAAGATGCAACCGTTAAACAATTAAAAGATTTATTAGTTGAGCCTTTTAATACTATTCCTAAAGGAGCAACCGGAAAAGAAATTGCTGAAATATTAGAAGGTGATAAGAAAGTCACTCTTCAATGAATGATATGTTGAACGATACAGATGTTGCTTATATCGCAGGATTATTTGACGGGGAGGGATCTATTCATATCAGACGTGGTGTTGAGAAAAAGAAAAAACATAATAACAAACCAGGATATAGGTTATCTAATTCAATGAGACTATCAATGGAAATTACTATGACTGATCGTAGTGTATTGATCTGGCTACACGAAGTGTTGGGTGTTGGGACTCTAACTCCTAAAACAGTTAAGGGTAAACGTGTAGACGGAACACCTTATCTTAAACAATATCGTTGGCGTTGTACGTTCCGCGATGCGTTTAAAGTTTGTTGTCTATTGTTTCCTTACGCGCATACCAAACTCGGTAAGATACAACAGGTCATTGAACACTATACTAATATTCCTAAAGAAGTGGTTAAAGATAATGTAGTTAACTTTGAACACTATAAAATGTGGATTAAAAATTGATGTTAAAAATTTTTTTTGTAATGTTAATATTATTAACCGGGTGTGTTAAGGATTATGATTTTAATCCTTATACTACTGTAATGAGGTATATTGTAAATGAAAAAAAATAATAAATTTATCTATCCGAAAACGGTACGAGAAGCGATAGAAGGTAAACGTCATTATAATATTAATGATAAAGAAAAGTTACCAAGTGTTACAACTATATTATCCGCGACTGAACCGGCCGAGAAGAAGGAAGGATTAAAAAGGTGGCGCGAGAAGATGGGAGAGGCAAATGCTGCGCGGATCGTGGATGAGTCTGCAGCTAGAGGTACTGCGATGCACAAGATTCTTGAGATGTATATCCTTGATAAAGGTTATTTGGATGAGACCAACGTTGGAAAACAGGCCCATAATATGGCTGTAAGGGTCATAGAGCAGGGTCTATGCAATGTTCCGACATACTACGGCACAGAATGTACTTTGTACTATCCTGGGCTGTATGCGGGGCAAACGGATCTAGTTGGGATACACAAGGGTAGTGATGCTATAATAGATTTTAAACAAACGAACAAACCGAAGCGAGAAGAGTGGATCGGGGATTATTATTTACAGCTAGCAGCTTATGCTATGGCTCACAATTTTGTATACAAAACTTCTATCAATAAAGGTGTAGTGATGATGTGTAGTAAGGACAATTATTATCAAGAGTTTGTTGTAGAAGGAGTTAAGTTCCAACAATATCAACACGACTTTTTAAGGAGGGTTAATCAATACTATGAGCAGAGAAAAAAAAGTAAAGACGATGATGGACAAAATGAATAATCTAGCTAATGCAGTTCACAATGCTAAAGATCCAGGTATGAAACAAATTTGGACAGACAAGTGGTATGCTTTAGTTAAAACATACGCCAGAAGAATTCAGAGTATGGAAGTATCAAAGCCTGATCCATACAATGAGCATTTAAATAAAACAAAGGAGGAAAAAAATGAGAATCAGGGACTTTCAACAAATATTAGGTAAGTTTACCAATAATGAAAAAGGTACAATCATATCAGATTGTCCAATTTATATTGAAACAATGGACGGACATTTAGAAGCCGTTAGAAGAGTAGAGCTGCAAGAGACAAAACTAATCAACTCACCAGAACCTAAAAGAATAGTATTAAAAACGGAGAGTTTAAAAATATTTAAATCACCGACTTATAAACAGAGTTAATATCTTCCACGGGAAGGGGTGGTTAGTAGCGAGAGTGAAGACCACCACAAAATTATGAAAAAGGTAATAATACAAAGCAAACAAATCACACCTAAACAATGGTCGGCGCTCATTTTAGAGCTCAACTTGATGAAAAGAGCTTGGAAATCCTATGCGGAGATCGAGATCAGTGGACCGGGGGTAAAGAAAATCATAGCAAACGGGACTAAAAAGTTCAAAGATTAGAATCATTCTAATCTGCCACGGTGTAAGAGAAATTCTAGGGTAATTTTATTTTTAAAAATAAAAAATTTTTTTAAGGCGGCAAGGCGGCAAGGAGGCTAAAAATCGATTAGAAGTGTTGGTATTAGCAGATAATAGCCTGCCACAGCTCCTGCCAAGGCATATTTTACAGTGGCAAGTTTGTTGGTATTACTAGCTTTTTGATGTTTTTGGTCTGGCAAGGTCAAATAAGCATTGGTATTGGCTAGTTATTTCAAATGCACTCTGCGCGCGGAAGATTTTTTGTTTTTTATAAAAACTTTTTTGCCCTAAAATTTCTCTTATAGTATAAATAGATATGCCCAAAAGTCCTAAAAAATCAAAATACAAATCTGTTGTTATTAAGAAAAAGAGATATTACTTCTACAAAATCACGTGGCTGGATATCACCGGGGATAGCGGGCACGCAGACTTACATTCAGCATTAGGATTTATGCCATCAGAGATGATAACTCATGCATATCTTTTAAACAAAGATAAAAAGAATGTTAGAACTTTTGCTAGCTATGAAGTCAATGATGAGCTATTTAGTGATAGAAATGTATTCCCAATAGGGTGTATAGTTAAGATGGAGAAAATAAATGAAAAATAAAAAATTTAAATATGATGGTAGATCAAGACCTACCAATGATTTATACGAAGAAAACTTTAATAGAATCTTTAATCCCACGTTGACAAAGAATATGCCTAATGTAAAATGGGACCAACTTCCACCAAGGAAGGGACCTAACTCACAAGGAGTAAATTATGGCAATGTACGAAACAGTGACCAACAAATGGTCGTTAGTAAAAAAGTTTCCAAAAAAGATATGGAGTAAATCTATTTCTTATCTTGATAAGTTTCAGAGTCTGTTTGTTCTTCTGATTCTATTACATCTTCTTTTGGCGTAACATCTTTCATATTATTAACATATTTATTTTCCATATATTCCATTAACTCTTCTTTGGACATACTACTTAAATCTTTGTCAATGTGATGATGAACAACGTCTGTTTTATATAGACCAGCAGCCTGGCCTCTTCTGTATTCTGTATTACTTGCGGCAGCATAAGCTTTATCTTGTAAAGATACATTTCTAATCTTACCCATCATATTCATATGACGATGAAAGTCTGTTCCGTGTTGCTCTCGCACTTCTTTTCTTAACTTTTCTATGTACTGATGAACAAGCGGGTATTTTTTAGGGTCCTTTAAATCAGATGCATTCTGTCTAGGTCTGTTTTTATAACCTGCTTCTATTGCACATTGTGTTTGAGTCTTTTCACCATCATTATACACATACAATTCAGCAAATTTCATCTGTCTTTGTGTTAATGCAGGCTTTCTACCCATTTGTTTATTAATTAAATTAGACATAGCTAAAGTATATAAATAGTTGTATAAAAAGTCAAATTATGTACGCCAATGTATCGATTTTAGTACGCCAATGTGTAAGAAAAAGTAGGTGTGTACGGTGAAACCAGAGTCTAAATTTTGGCAATTAATTAAGAAGAAAACACCTCAAATTCAGTGGACTAGATTAGAGTCTTGGGCATCCTTTGGTGTGCCAGATCTGTTGGGATACAACGATTCTTGTGGATTCTTTATGGTTGAACTTAAGGTAATACACGGCAACAAAATACACTTCTCACCTCATCAAAAACTGTTTCACTTTACTAGGAAAAAGCGTAACTTTATCCTGGTTTACCAGCCTTCCCTTAAGCTGGTAAAGTTATACAAAAGCTCCGCGGTCCCCGGTCTGTTAACAGACCACCGCGAAACACCTTCCCTCGCAATCAACGATTGGGACCACATTCAACGTTGCTTGCTCGCTTCCTCATCTGACGCTTGATCGCTTGCTTGCTCGCTCTCCTGCTCGTGGCTCGTGGGCCCACCCTCCCGCCTGCTCGCTCGCTCGCTCGCTTGCTTGTCAGCTTGTTCCTTCTGAAATTTTTTGCGCCTCTTGCGCATCTCTTCATAATAT